GGGTAGCCATGCTGGCGGACTCCAAGGCGCGGCGTCCAGCACCGGACTCCAAGGCGCGGCGTCCAGCACCGGACTCCAAGGCGCGGCGATGGCTGTGGGCTTCCATGGCAGAGTAATGGGTGCTGCTGGGAACGCATTATTCCTAGTCTATCGTGAACCAAACACCGGCGCGATCCTGCATGCTTGGGCTGGGATTGTAGGCTGTAACGATATCAAGGCTGATTCTTGGTATCAACTCGGAGCTGATGGCATCCCGGTCGAGGTAACGCCATGAACGCCCCCGTCACCACCATCCCCACCATCGACGATCTGATCTCCGCAGCGCTGGACAACGAATTCTACGCCGATCTGACGTTTGAAACGAACTACCAGACATACGCAGCGGGACACATCCATGACGTGATCAGCGACTGGTGCCACGACGCAAACCAGACCTACGGACTGATCGGTTACGATACATTGTCATCCGCAACGCAGCGCCTGGTCGACCTCGCCGATGCGGAGATCGAGCGCCGCGCGCAGGTCGTCGCTGACGAACTCGCCGACGCGCAGGACGCGGGCGATGTGGATCGGGATGGGCAGTTTGTGCCGTATTCTAAGTCTTATGGAGTGTAGACACATGAGCAACGAACTTGTCTGGCAACCGTCGATTCATTTGGGCGAAAACGGTCCTACACTATATACCCACACATGGGTCGGAACGGCGCCGCACGTCACCATTACTTACGAGATGATCTCGTCATGGCCGCAAGAAATACGCACCAAGTTTAATTTGACGGCTGACCAAGCCGTCGAGCTTGCCAATCACCTCCTGGCTGCAGCAGCGCTGACTCATGCTGCGGATAAGATCGAGCCGGTGAGATGAACACCCTCTTCGAATTCTCCGCCCCCGACGGCGAGTTGTGGTCCTACGAGGAGCAGGACGGCGAGTATTTCCTGACACACGTCATGTGCGACGACATCGGCCCGCGCACGGTGGTGCCACTACCGCCGGATATCGCGGACCGGCTCGCGGCGGCGGTGCGGCGGTGAGCGCAGACCCCGACTGGCTAACCGAACTGATCCGCGCCGGCTGGGCGTTTCTGGCCGAGTTGCGGGATGCGCATCCGGAACATGATGATGTCGTTACGGAGGATTGAGTGATGAGCGAGTATGAAGGCTGGGCAATATTGGAGCTTATGGGACATCGCCAGCGTCCCGGCTACGTGAAGGAGGTCGAGATCGCAGGCGCAAAGATGCTCCGCATCGATATCCCCGTAGGCAAAGACGAGGCCGGCCAGGACCGAATGATCACTGAGTTCTATGGACCGTCAGCGGTCTATGCGTTGCGGCCGTGCTCTGAGGATGTGCTGCGGAGCGAGTTAAGTCGTTATGGCGCCGATCCACGCCCGGTACGGCCGCTGGAATACCGGGAGAGAGAGGCGTTACCGAATGTCTCGGTTGATCCAGACGATGATGATGAGAGGCCGTTCTGATGGACAATAGCCAGTTATATACTTTTCTACAATCATTTCTAGACTACAGATGTGTCGGCATTGATAGTAACGGCAATGGAGTGCCTGGGAAGCCGATCTGCCCGGATCTGAAGAACTTTGTGATCGCTCGGCTGGGAGACCTCACGCCTCTCGCCGCTTATCGCGCGGTCTATGCTGCGAGCATTGATGAAAAAAGATCAGCGCGAGCACTCGCCGATCTTCTCCGCGAAGTTGCTGACGGAATTGATCCATCTCTGAGGGAGACCTCCGATGCTTGATCCCGACAAACCGCCCCGCGTCAATCTGACAAGGTCCAAGGTGCGCGCATTCATCACGACGGTGTTTCTGGTGCTGCTGATAGGGGCGTTGCTCACTCCATCGCCGGTGTCGCTGTTCTTCTGGGGCGGCTTCGCGGCGTGGTCTATTGCTGTTTTGCTGTGGGAGTTTTGGTTTTGAGAACTTTGACGGAAGGAGAATGACAATGCCTGATGGTATAACAACACCAAAGCGCCGTTTGAAATTGCTGGCTGTTGCGCCAGATGCGGTAGAGCCAAAGAAGCCAAAGGTTTTGGTATACGGACCGCCGGGTGTCGGCAAGACATGGGCGAGCCTTGATTTCCCCAGCGTCTATTACATCGACACAGAAGGGGGTGCCGATCTGGATCATTACCGCGCTAAGTTGCGCAACTCCGGAGGTGCATATCTTGGTCCGGATCAAGGCAGTCTCGACTTTGATGTCGTGATCGGTCAGATCCAGGCGCTTGCTACAGAGCAGCACCAATACCGGACGGTAGTGATCGATAGCATATCAAAGCTATGGAACGTCGCGCTCACTGACGAGCAGGAAACTCTTGGCGATAAGGATGTGTTTGGCGCTTCCAAAAAAGCCCCCACGCGTCGATTTATGTCTCTAGTCAAATGGATCGGCAGGCTGGACATGAATGCTATTGTCATTGCCCACCAAAAGGATCTTTGGGGACTGAACGAAAAGAAACAGCGTGAGATGATTGGCTATACATATGACGGACAGGAGAAACTTGAATACGACTTACACCTTGTTTTACGTATCGCTAAGATAGGAAACAGCCGATACGCTTATATTGGCAAGTCTAGGCTTCAAGGATTTCCGGAAAACGATAATTTCATTTGGTCGTACAAAGAATTTGCCGAGCGCTACGGTCGAGATGTTATCGAGAAAGCTGCGACACCGTTGGTTTTGGCGACGCCTGAGCAGGTTGCCGACCTTCATAGGCTTCTTGATATTGTAAAGATGCCAGACGATTGGCCGGCAAATATTTTCAAGCGCGCTAACGTCGATAATTGGGAAGACATGGACGCCGACAAGATGGCGGCGTGCATAAAAATGCTTACTGACCGAATAGCCGCCTGAAAAGGAAACAATCCATGCGTATAACCCCTATCAGCGCTGAGCAGGCTAACGAACAAAGCGTTGGCGATCCATGGCCTGCTGGCGAATATGATTTCACGATTTACGAAGCCACTGAAACAACCAGTCAGGGCGGCAACGAACAGATCAAGCTGATCCTGCATGTGTTTAACCGCAGCGGACAGAAGCGGACTGTCTTCGACTATCTGGTGAACTCCGAAAAATCACAATGGAAGATCAGGCATTTCTCAGAAGCTGTTGGCCTGCTGCGGCAATATGAAACCGGTAATTTGATAGCCCATGATATGCCGGGGAAGTCTGGACGCTGCAAACTCAGGATCAAACCTGCGGAGGGTACTTACTCGGCACAGAATGCGGTGAACGATTACGTGACGGTAGTGGGAACGGTAGTGGGAGCGATGATGGATCGTTATGATAAGAATCAGCCGGCAGTTCGGCCGGCAGCGCCCAATGATCTAGATGACGAAATCCCGTTCTAGCATGACCCTCCGCGCCCTCTTCACCCGCGCCGCCGAGGGCGAGCGGTCCGCGCTGATCCGCATCGCCACAGCCGGCGGGATTGCCATTGCGGTGGTGCTGATCGGGTGGACCGTTGTGCTTCTGCTCCTGCCATAACCGTGAGGAAACAATGCCCCACTACCACGTTGCCACCAGCTCAGGCGGATACCGCATATGGGTTCACACCAATTACCTGCCGGCCCTCGGCGATCTGACCGAAATCCGCCCCGCGACGGCTGCGGAGGCGGCGATCATGGCACGGATAACGGCGGGCACGGATCGCTTCGGGGATGTGCCTCGGCTGCTGGAGTTGATCGCGGTGCGGGAGGTTGTTTGATGGCTGATGATCCAACAGACTTCGCTAAGAGATTGGCCGTGGCTCAGGCGGTTTGTCGAGAGGTCAATGACTTACTCAACCCGCTACTGGTCATGATGCGTGCTGGCCGTTGGCGCCCTGAGTTCCGCGTAATCATGTGGGAGGCCGTCATGAACAGGGCAAAACAACTGGCTGAGGAGGCCGCGAAAGATGCCACCTGAAACCACCAGAATGATAGACGCCACCTACATCGACCGCTGCATCGTCAGAGCCATACTCCCGTACGAGGCCGAACTGGCGCAGTTGTCGCCCGACATGCGCGCCCACGTGTGGGGGCTGGTGATCATAGAGGCGATGGACCGGCGGCATGCGGCGCAGCGGGAGGCGTTGGGGGGATGAGCACGCTGCACCGCCTCCGCATCCTCTACGGCGATCCAGCCAACGAACGATGCACGATCGATATTGTGCATGAGAGCCTGATCGTTGCGCTGGCCGAGGCGAATCAGTTGATCGCCGGCGGGCGGTTGCTCGCGATGGTCGGGAGTTGGGTTAGGGGTACGAAATGATCGAGCGTGACGCCAACGGCAACTTGCCCTGCCCGTTCTGTGGCGGGGCGGTCGAACCGCGCGGCTGGCTGTGCGAGGACGAGATCGGCGGCGATGTGTCGGGTCCGGAGTGCGACGGCTGTGGCGCGACGACTATAACGATGGACGATTGGAATCGGCGGGTGTCGGATGGCTGATCCAAACTCCCATCTCCCTCCCGTCCCCTTCACCCCGGAGACCTTGGCTGAGCGGTGGAACTGCTCCCCCGATGCGGTGCGCCGACTATGCCGCTCCGGCCGGTTGCCTTGTTTCCATGTCGGCAAAGGGATGTATCGTATCCGGCAGGCCGACGTGGCGGAGTATGAGGGATGCGGCTTAAGCTCTACCGGGGATGGTGGTACGCGATCTGGCGCGAGGACGGAGAGACCAGGCGCCGAGCCCTCCGTACCCAGGATCGTGATGTCGCTCAGGCCGCGATCGTCGACCTCAAGCGGACCCCGGTAGGCCAAACCGTGTCCGCGATCTACAGGGCTTACCTTGCCGACAAAGGCACCGAGCGCGCGAACTGGGCCTGGAAACAACTCGCCCCGACGTTCGGATCGCTGCGGCCCGCACAGGTCGATCGTCCGCTCTGCCGGGCCTACGCGACCAGGCGCCGCCGCGATGTCACCGACGGCACGATCCACACTGAACTGACGTTCCTGCGTGCTGCGCTGATGTGGCACGACAAGCACACGCCGGCCGTTGTGGAACTCCCCAGCAAGCCCGCGCCGCGGTCGGACTATCTGACCCGCGAGCAGTATCAGACGCTCCTGGCCGCCGCAGACCTGCCGCACATCCGGTTGTTCATCGTGCTCGCCCTGGCGACGGCCGGCCGGATGACCGCGATCCTTGAACTGACATGGGCCCGGGTCGATCTGGTCAGAGGCCAGATTCAACTCGGCGACGGCCGGCAGCGGCGAAAGGGTCGCGCCACTGTGCCGATCAACGACAGCGCCCGGGCAGAACTGGTCAAGGCCCTGGAATCCCGCACCAGCGATTACGTCATCGAGTATGGCGGCAAGCGGATCGCGCGCATTGTCAAGGCATTCCGCGGCGTGGCGGCAGCGGCTGGGCTGCCCTGGTGCACCCCGCACGTTTTAAGGCACAGCGCCGCCGTCTGGATGGCTGAGGCCGGCATTCCGATCGATGAAATCGGTCAGTATCTCGGCCATTCCAATAGTCGTCTGACATTTCGGGTGTACGCCCGCTATTCCCCTGGACACCTATCCCGAGCGGCGCGGGCTTTGGGCTGATGTACACACAGTGCTCTACGGACCATTTTGCCCCCTGCCTGTGGATGTTCGCTGTATGATCACGGTTTTACACAGAGGTAAGTCATGGAAAACGGCCGATTTCTGCGCGTTCAGGCCCAGCAACCTGTGTTCGGGACGCAGGGGCCGGAGGTTCGAATCCTCTCACTCCGACCAAAAATCTTCAATGATCTCAGTATCATCCGCCGTGTAGACCGCGTGTGCACACAGTGATCGACTGGCAAGAAGGTCCTGTTACGATGGCGATAAGCCCTGGTGGCCGGGTCCTCATCCTCTGCGCCGCCATCGCCCTAGCCTCCCTAGCAGGCGCCATCATGCTCTCTCCCGCCCCGGTGCCCCGTATGTCCGAGCCGCCCACTGCCGCGCAGTTTCGATTCGGCGTTGGATGGGAGGTCTGGGGCGATGCGACGCTGCCCGACGACGAGGGGTATAGCTGCGAGACGCGGCGGGACGATGTGCCGGTGGAGCTGTGGCGGGTGTGGGATCGGGTGTGCGAGGTGGGACGGTGACCCCCGAACTAAAGACAATCTGCTGGTCCATGCTCCCGTGTCTATTTATTGGCGCAGCGACCATGAGAATCATCGACCGAAAGTCCGACCCGCCGTCAAATCCGGCCGGCCCTCTGTACGCAGACGATCCGCACCAACTTGACACGCGCCAAATTGACCGACGCCAAGTAGACGAGGCGCGGCCATTCCTACGTGCGATGTGCTTCGGCAAGAGTTTTACCATCGTCCTCTCTGACGAGGATCACTTTATTGTCGTCTGCGGCGATGGCGGAAAGTTTGTCAAGCGTGTGCACCGGACCCAACCGGAGATCGATTTATGACCGAACCCCCAGGTATGCGCGTTCTGGTCTGCGGCGGCAGAGACTACCAAAACCGGTCGTTGGTCTACGTTGCTCTTGGACGCATCCACGACAACTGGGGCATTAGCTGCATCATCCAGGGTGGCGCAGACGGCGCGGACCAACTCGCAATCGAGTGGGCTGGGGCCAACGGGGTTATCGTTGGCACATTTCTGGCTGACTGGAAGGCACGCGGTCCTGCTGCTGGCCCGATGAGGAATAAGCGCATGATCGTTGAGGGCAAACCAGACTATGTAATCGCGTTTCCGGGCGGTCGAGGAACTGCCGATATGGTGAGGCAGGCTGAGGCTGCCGGCTTGGAAGTTTGGAAGCCATGACCGAAACCCCAGAACGCAGTTTCATCGGCATCGCCTACGGCGGCTACGATGGCGTGTTGCAGGCGGTGGATCTGTGCGGCGATGTCAAGCAGGGGCGGTTGATCCTGACGGCTGGGGGCAGGGAAATCGTATGCACACTGCACAATCTCAGCAGCGACGAGCTAAAGTCAGCTCTGGATGTCCGCGTGATGGCCTACGGGCGCGCGTACTACGACGGTTCGTCCGGCCTCCCGATGCATTTTGACGTTATCAAGACTGAACCAATCAGCATCCGCGAAATCGCGGACCTTTCGAGGTGGGGCGATACGTTCGCCATCTCGGAAACTGAATGGATGATTCTCCAGTTGCGATCATGACAGGACATAAGCCATTGACGCGCCTCCTCCCCCTGCTGGCGCTGCTCTGGTGCGGGCCGGCGATGGCGGATGGCGCAGATCCGAAAGATGCGGTCACCTGTCCACCTGGCCATACTGGGTTTTGGTGCGCGCCGCCCGGTGGCGCAGCGCAGAGCCTGGATCAGGCAGCGATAATATCCTGTGCATCAGATCATAAACTGCTCTGGTGCGTCGGCCTAGCGACAGCGGATGGCACAAGGTCTACACCAGACACGTCCTGGTACCTCCTACAACGTCAGTCCAATGGCGGTATAGCGGCTGTTCTGGGCGGCTTGAGCAAACATGAATGCGAGTTTTCCAAGGCCCGTATCGAGGGCCGGCCCGCGACGTCAGAAGAGCAAGTAGCCGAAAAGCAGCATTCTGAGAAGCTGACTAATGCGTGGAATGCGTGGAAGAAAGAGCACGCATGTAAGGAACCAAGCACTTTAGACACCTCTGGCCCGTCAGAAAAGAGAGAGGATGGTTCTTGCGTAAAGGGAAACGAGTTC